TCAAAGTATGAAACACAATCTAAAAGCACTTGACACATGTCAGACTTAACATCATTCTCATTAGACTCGTCTTTGTTTACTAAGTCCATAGCCATTACATTAAAATTCCAAGTAAAAGTCCCATCACCTAAATTAGCTGGCTGGTCAGCTACCCAAAACAAAGGATAGTTAAAGTCTGTTAGCTGGTTATGTTCTACTATTTCCCATAGATCTCCATTGCCAAAGTTCTCTATTTGCTTATGGTTATTAGCAAAAGTCTTAAACTCTTTTAATATTTGATTATAGGTTAATATCATTTTTTACTATTTCTGTATTCGTCTCTCCAACAATCACTTCTACCACTACCACCTAAATAAAAACTAGTTTGGTAAGCTGTTTTTCTTGGATGCAAATCGTCACTAGTTTCCTTATATTTAGGAAATAAATTATCATTATCACATAAGTAATTTATTAACCTAGCTTCTCTTTCTTCTGCTTTGTTCTTCCATTCGTCTCTAAGATATTGCAAGTCTTGGTAGCTAATAGGGTTGCTATTCTCACTGTTTTTAGTTGCTACAGATTTGTTTCTATATTTAAATAGCATTGATGTACTACACTCATACATAGTCTACTGAGCCATAGCTGGAGCTATATAAGTGTCTAGTAAATTAACTTCGTCACTGTTTAAAGTTCCAGCAGTTATCTTAGTTTTTAAATCTTCATAGAATGGAGTCCCTAATATTGGATGGATTCTTAACTCCTGGCAGTCTTTAATACTTGGTAGAATTAATTTTACATCTACATTTTCGTCAATGAGAGTAGTGTTCTTTACGTATTGCTCGGATATAAATAAAACTGCCATTATATATCGTGTTTAATTTTTATTTCGTTTCTTACATTTTTAGCTCTACTGCTATATGGTTGTAACACTAAAGCCTCTAAGTCATCTAGTATCATTTGAGCCTCTGTCTCAGCAGCTAACTTTCTTTGTTTTAATATTTGATAACTACTTAACTTCATTTCTTTTTACGTACTATTTGCATTTCCCAGATGTGTCTACAATAAGGAGTTGTTTGTCCTGTCTTTGGATTATTATACCAACCACCTCTTTTAGTAAATATGTCTATACCAGATTGACCAAAGTCATTAGTTAATAATTCTAACTGTTGTAGAGTATATCTTTTAACTCTAGATAAAGCCATCATTCTTATGCAAAAAGGTCTACTCTGTGTCTGTACTGCTGGAGCGTCAGGTCTTTCAGCATACTTATAAACTATAAATGTTTCATCCTCTGGCTTTTGTATGCTTTCTTTAGCATCCTCAGTAGGTTTAAAATCATTATCTAAAGCACCAGCATTCTGTAACTCAGATATTAAATCGTTAACCTCAGCTTGTTCTAATTGTAAAGCCTCAGCTATTTCAGTGACAGGCATGTTAGGATTGTCAATAAGAAGGTCTAAGATACTTTTTTCAACTCCAGTTAAAACTCTATCAATAGCAAATTTATAATCCTTTAAAAGCTGTGTTTCAAATTGTCTAGCATCTTCTAAACTTGTAATAGGTTTAACAAATGTTTGAACTGTCTCAATCTCTTCTATGTCTATTCCAGTTGCTTCTAATTGGTTAAATAGTATTTCATCCTCTACGTCTGCAAATTCTTTTTTAAGACTTTCTGTTGTTTTAGTCACGCCACCAGTCAGTCCAATAAGCTGTCTAATTTCTTCAATAGACATATTATCTAGAACTTTAGTTGCCACCAGTGGACTTAGTATTCCAATAGCTTCAGCTATTTTGTTAGTCTCCACTTCGCTTTGTGGCAATCCAATTTTCTCTCTTAATTCGTTTTGTGTCATAGCACCTAGAATAGCAGTTTCACTAAAATATCTTTGGACAGGTTCTATTTTCTGTATTCTTAAAGGTTCACCATTAACACCATTATAGTTAAGAATAGAATTTATTAATTCGTTAAATACTTTTTGTTCTGGATCTATTTGTAGATTCTGATATAATTGAGAAGCAACTGCAATTTCGTCTGCATTGTTTCCTAGTCCTTAATTTTCTTTGATGCCAAAAAGCTGAGGACTAGTAATTCCATGAGCTGTAAATATTTCTTCTCTTATTTGGTTGTTTAGATTTATAAACCTTTCGTCTTGTCCATTAACAGGAATAGGTAATATTTGTGGATGGTCGCTATTCTGGTCAGTAAATGACAGCAAAGGTTTACCAGCATTGTCAGCACCAGTAGCATAATCCTTAAATCTTCTCTCTATCTGTTGCATATCCTCATCTGACGGGGAACCATTATTGAACGAGACCACATAGCCAGCAGAAAGATTATTTTTAATATTACTTAAAGTAAAGTTTGCAATCTCAGCATCTGACTCTAAATAAGGTATAGCAGAAACATAGTCAGGAAGTGGATAAGCTCCTAAATCTGGTCTATATTCTTTGTAATAAATAACATAATCAACGTCAGGTCTAGCATCTTCATTATAAGGAAACTGCTGTAGTACCTTAAAGTCATCATTATTTTTTGGGTTTCTTGCGGACCAATCGTCTGTATAATAATACAAGTCATTGTCAACACCTGTTCTAACATCTGCGAAATCTATGTGGTTAATTGCTGCTATTTTATTGTTTTTAGACATTCTAACCTGTAGACAAAAACCACCATAAACCTTTTTATCTTTAGCTAGTTTACCTATTAAATCGTCTAAGTTTTCATCTTCATTGGGATGTCTTATAAATCCATTAACATAAGCCTTCTCTGTGAATGTTAATTTTTCATCTATGACAAAACCTTGACCAACAATAAACTTAACTTTACTATTAATAATTTGGTTATGTTTACTAGACTCGTTATAGAGTTTAGTTAAATAGTCTGGATAAGTATTTTTATAAGGTCTGTCTGTTCCGTATTCGTACCAGTCACCTTTCTTAGACTCTTTAAACTCAGGTAATTCATACCCTCCAAAATTTAACGGAATTAGTTTTACGCTCATTGTCCTGGGTTATATACTACATTAGTAGTTGGTGAAACTGAATGTTGAGTAAATGACGGCTGATATGTTGAGTCTATTAATTTCATTTTTCCCTCTTCTACTTTGTTTAGTCCTGTTGGATCTAGGTTTGTTGTGCTGTTTTGTTCATAAACTTTGTATTTATAAAAGCCTGGTGATCCTAGGTCCAAACTTCCACTAGTTGGGTTATTAGTACCCTCTACAAAGTTAAATTCGTTATATCTACTTTTATTAGTGCTTATGTCTGCTATGATAGTATAATATTTAGTCTTACTCTGGTCACTCTCAAACTCAAATAAATAGTCTGGGTTTGTCAGTTGACTCAGTTCAAATAAGGTAGCTACAAAATTAGTTGTAGTGTTCTTATTGATCACTATCATTTTTCTTTTTTTTCTTTGTTTCAAAAACCCAATCAATCTCCAATTTCTTTAGAGTTGGGATATTTTCTTCACATACTAAAACACTAAAATGTTTTAAGTGAACTGTTTTTCCTACGTATTCTTTTTTCAACATATTTCAAATTTACTAAAAAAAGGGGACAGTTTAACCCACCCCCCTTTCATACAACAAAGAACAATTAAGCACTAATTGTCAAACCAGCCACTACAGATGACTGCACCCCATAACATGGGAACTGACTCTTGTCAGTAATTTCTATTTGGTATTGGTTAGGATCTCCATAAGCCTGTCCAGTTTGTCCAACTAAAGACGAACCTTCTGCAAAATTATCATTTCCTAAAGCCCAATAAACACCGTTGTTATCTTTTACAATGACGAACAATCTAGCTAGCATAAGCATTTTAATCTCGTTAGATTTAGCAGCACTCATTTTATTTATAGTGAAAGCTACTACATTGTCATAAAAAGAAGTCCCTCCAGCTTGATCTACAGTTGCTGTAGATGTCAAACTCCCTGACTCTTTCTTTAACTCATATCTATAGAAGTTAGTTGCTCCTGATTGCGTAATAGCAGAAATGTCTCCATTAGCTACAGTAGTAGCAGTAATATTATCTCTTTCTGAGATTAATACTTCTACTATCCCGCCTAGACTATCTGAGCAATCCCTTGCCTGTCCGTTACTTAATACACATGACATAATTAATTAATTTTCAGTTAGTTAGCGTTTCAGCTAACAGTTATTAAAAAAGGGGGTAATTAAACCCCCATTAAATTTAGGCTAATAAAAATTCTACAACTTGGTCAGGAAATGCAACATTCACACCTCTTCTGAAAGCCATAGTAACTTTATAAATTCTGTCATTGTCATCGTACCAGCTTCTAACATCGTTAGACTCTTCACCTGGTAAGTCAACACCTACATAAATATTAGACGCTCTTATTAAGTAACAGTTACCAGTAGCTAAACCTGAAAGACCAGGAGTTGCACAAACAGTCACATTTGGAAAACCAATTAATGGAAGCTCAGAAGTAAACCCACCATCTACAACATAATGGAAATAGTTTCCATCAGCAATAGCTTTTTGGTACTTTAAGAAAGTATCCATTCCAACAAACAATTTTAAATCGTCTGCATCCATAATATCCTCTGGCATTAATTCAGCCATACCAGTAAGTATTCCAATAACATTAGCGTTAGTGATACCAGTAGCCTGAGCAATAGCAGTTGGGTTACCATCTACAGCAGTAGCAGCAGCTATAATTTTATTTAATCCATCATACTTAGACAGGTTAGCAGTTCCAGAAGTTGTGTCACCTTGCCAGTCAGCTACTTCAATAGCTTTCTGTAGTTTAGCAACCTTCTCAGCAAAGTATAACTCTTCGAAAGGAATCTCTTCTTTTTCACCAGTTAAACCAGCTTTTAACATAACTGCTGTATATTTAGCAGCTAGATCAGTCATACATAAATCCTCATGAATTGCAACAGCACCAGGAGTAATAGTTCTCTGAGACAAAGTAGTAGAACCACTTGCACTCCTAGAACATCCATCAGCTTGGAAAACAACATCACTAGATAGTATGTTTATTGTAGTAGGACCTTTTACGCCATCCTGAATGTTAGCGTATTCTGACAGTCTACCACCAGCTACAGACTTAATAATTAAGTCCATTGCATTTTGTTCGGTATATGCGGCTAAAGCCGAAACATCAAAACTCATAATTTAATTTTTATTTTATTATTTTTTTACTTTTTAAGATACTTATAATATCTTTTTTACTTTCTTTTTTTAAAGCCTTAAAGCTAGA